GCTTCTAATGTTTTTTCTACGTCCTCAATAGTTGCACCAAGAGCTGCATCATACGCTGTCAAAATTGCGTACATCTTTGAGTTTTGTGTGGTATGTATCATTGAATAAACATTGTCTTCAATACTTTGTGTTAAGATATTAACAACCTGTTGATGCCAAATATTAAAGTTTCGGATAAATTCTTCTGGAATACCCGCTCGTCTTGCGTCTGCTATATAATTAGATACAGTCTCATTTAAATTTCTTGTAACTACTTGGTTTAGTTGAGCATCGGTCATAATATCAAAATCATTATTCCTTACAAGGTCTTCTAATGATTCTTGAAATGCTACAAATTTAATCGTTAAAAATTCTCTAGCATTGTCTGAAACTTGTAACCCCGGAATAATCAGGTCTACCCATGTATCAGCGTGGGTAAATAGTGAATGATTCATGAGAACAGATGTATCAATGATACCTGCCTCCATTTTTCTTTGTTCCATCAAACTTTGAATTAAAGTTACTCCCATAGGTGAGAGACCAGTTATAAATGCTACTATAATAGCAGCCATATTTTTATTCATAGCCATTTTCCTTTTATTTAATTTTCCCAACAGTTTATGCTCTCTTCTTTAAACTCTATGGTAACCCAACCGGTTCTTATCATAGGGTAGAATGAATATCTCGCATAATCTGCATATCTTAGAAACGACCCTCCTCTTATGTACCACCTTCTCCTCATCTCTTCTGTATTATCTTTTCCTATAATTAAACTATCCATAGGTTTAACATATAATTGATGATTGTGACCTAAGAAGAATACATCACCATCACTATAAACAGCAGCCATCTTATCAAGTTCTAAATCACCGTTTTTGCCTGCACTTTTACCATGACCAGAAACAAGATTATAAGTTTTACCAGCTACTTTTATTCTTGTATAACCCGGCATCCTATAGTATGGGACACCTAATGCCTTTGCTAATACTTTACATACATCAAAGTCCAGAATATTAAAAGAACGTAAGTAATCATGGTTACCTCCTCTAATAAACAAACATTTGTCTTTTATAGTATCTACTAATCTTACAAACTCTAAATATTGCTCTTCTGGTGGAACATCCTGTCCTCTTTGATTAATTTTGTAATGAGGTGGAATTAACTCTAATAAATCACCATTACCAAACCATCTCGCATTTTTATCTTTTTCAATAATTTTAATAGCTTCTTCAAACTTTTTATAGTCATGTTCTACTGCTCCTACATGAACGTCTGTAAGCCCATGTAATCTCAACTCTTTTCCTCCATCTATTTCTAATATTTCTCCAGGTTCTACATATTTTAATTCGTGTAAAACATTAACATCAACCTGTATAGAAAAATATCTACTACAATCAACACATTTAAACTCTTGAGTCCTATTACCAGTTACTAATATCTTAACGCCATTTTTGCGTGTCTTTAATGAATTACATCTAGGGCATCTTATCATTTTTTATTTCCTTACCGGGTTTTATCTCTCTTCTCGCTCCTTGCAGTTGCTCCGGGGAAAATCCTTGGAACAAACCTACAACACCTGTATCTACTCTCTTAACGCCACCTCCTAATGTGCCGATAGCCTTGCCTAATTCTTTTAATGATTGTAATGAAATATTTGGGTCATCACTAAAATCTGCTAAATGCTTTAGAGACCTTAAGATGTAATCGTGGTCTACCCCCAATGCTTTGGCAACATCTTTTACATTTTTTTCTATTTCTTGCATGACTCTCCTCTGTTTTAGTAAAACTACTGCCTTTTTACGAGCTTTATCTCTGTCTTCTTCATCAAAAGCATCCATGTATGCTTTGACTGCATCCGTGCCAACTGCAACAGTTGTTGCGAATAGCTTCTCTTTATTGGTAGGGATTTTACGTTCTTTAACTCGATTGTTTGTATTTTTTATTTTTTTTGAGAATGTGTACCTATTAGGATGATTATCAAAATCGGTATCCATAAGTGTCTTGTCGTTTCTGATAAATGTACCGACAACAGTTCTAACGTATCCTTTGCTATATGTGTAATTTGGTCTATCGTTAGGATGTTTTAGAGTTCCATTAACTTTTAGCAGCTGTACAATCCTCTTGTCATCACTCCATACCCAATCGCCTTCCTTTCCTTGTCGCCAATTGTCAACTGGTGTGATATTAGGATGGTCATTATTGAACTCACTTATGTGGTCGTATACATAGTGTTTAACCCTCTTTATCTCTCTGTAGTCCATATTTTATTGTTTATTCTTGGTAGATGCTCTCTCATACATTCTATATAAACTGTTAAGTAGGTCATTGACAGCCTCAGGTATTTCATATACCTCTCCATCCACCTCAATGTTTACCATAGAAGAAGGGTCAACCATTGTGGTAATTCTTTAGACATTTTATCTAAATACTCTTCTAATTCTTCTAAAGAATAGTTTTTTAAAGTTTCGATTTCAGCTGCCATTAAATTCATTCCACAGACTAATGCATATATATATATATATATTATATATTATATATTACTTATTAGTTTTCTTTTTGCTTACTTTTTCTTTTTCCAATTCTTGGATTTTTTTCCTGAGTCTCCGGTTCTCATTATCCAACTTATCCGCCTTTAATTTTAATTCTCTCTTATACGCCTCATCCCTTGCGACTCCAGTTAACCCTGCAGGCTGAGATAAATCCTTACTAGTAATTGTCATATTGCACTCCTTTGTTAATTCAAATTAAGATATGCCCAGGTTATTTACAACCAAAAAATTATATCATTTTGATAGACAACCATATATACACATCCCCCCGGTCTTTTTGGGTTCTTTGATTATAATAACTAAGTTGTAATCATTACTCGTTAATTAACAGATTAGGAGGTCCGACATGGACGATAACAATCAATCCTATTGGGCTGAGCTACTCAAGCGTACAGCCTTTAACCTATTCATAGGCTCTGCTGAGAAAGCTGGTCGACGCTACGGCTTAGCACCATTCAAAATCAAACAGTACCTCTCAGGTATACGAGATGAGCTGCGCGAAATCGATGAGGATATGAAACCTCGTAGCAATGAAGATGTAGGCGCTATCCTTAGTGATATAAAAGCCTTCATGAGTGGTGACGGTGCTCCACCTAAGCAACCATCTAAGCCTGCTGTTACATTAGATGACATTATGGCTGTTGTACAGTCTAACAGTAATAAGATTGCCACATTGGAAAGTGGTAAGTAGTGGTTAGCCCCTTAATTGGGGCTATTCCATCTAATTAGTCTTAGTATTAATGAGTACATATATATAGAGTATTCATATAACTTGGGCTTTAACAGGAGTATCATATGAAACAGTACATAAAGGAGTTCATAGGCTTCATATTAGTCATGACTTCATGGTTCATAATGTTATACATTGCAGCCATAGTTAGAACACCTATTTAACAAATTGCGGAGTGGAGAAGAGTCGAAAGACGTGGTATCTCGCCGGGCTCATAACCCGGAGGCTAAAACAAGACGCGCATAAGTGGTTCGAATCCCGCCTCCGCTACCATTTAACTGAGTGACTGCTCAAAGAGTCAGTGGCAGCTTAATGAACTGTGTATAACACTGACTCACCCCTTTTAATAAAACATTAATATGACTATGATTGCCGTTAGAGTGATAGTAAGACCATTATATGGCGATTAATATTGCTCAAAACTATAAAGTAGTCATATTCATTTAAGGAGAAATCTAATGAATGCTGAAACAAATTTAATACTTGTACGAGGTGTATCAGGCGCTGGTAAGAGTACAATAGGTGAATTATTTGATGATGATAGAACAAAAATATTATCAACTGATGATATGTTTTATGTTGATGGTGAATACATATTTAATCCATCTAAGCTTAGTGAATATCATGCTGCTACTATTGTCAAAGTTAAAAATCTAATGATAGAATATAACTACCAAGTTTTAGACTGTGATTATGTTTGGTTTCCTATAAATAGGATAGTAGTATGTAATACATTTACTAGTGAATGGGAAATGAAACCATATCTTCAACTTGCTAAAATATATGAATGGCGTGTTCATACAATAATTGTAGAGAACAGACATGATTCAGATAGTATTCATAATGTACCTAAAGCAACAATTAAAGTACAGAAAGAAAGATTTGAGGTGTATCTATGAAAGATAATACTAATATCTATTCTGGTGTCTTCTTTGATAATGGTTTGCATATGACTTGGGATTTTAATCCTGGGTCATGTGTATTACCTGATGGAATAGAAGACGGTGATGAACAAATCATCACATTATATGCTAACATTCATGCTCAAGTAGTTGGATGTTTTGCTTGTTTTATAAAGAATGACAAACTTGGAGATAAGGTCTATGAACAACACAATTCAGATGTCCCTCTTCATATTACATTGTATACAGGCGTAGATGCTGATGGAAAGAAAATACCTCCTATTGAAGCAGGTATATATCTACGAAGCATGAGATTAGCCTTACCTAAGGGTATTACACCTACAGGCTACTCACCTCTATCATCTCTTCATTATTGGAAGGGTGAATGGGGATTTAATAAAGTATAATTAAGCGGAGTTGCTTTGAATTGAAGTAACTAGCATTGTATGAAGGCAACCGTTAACACTAGACAAACGAACTGTCTGTACATATGTAGTCCTATTAGTCTGCTCGGCTAAGGACAATATCTGAATAAACTGTAGTGGTATGAGGCTATACGTCTATCCCTAAAGGTAGTATCCTCTATCCTGTTAATCTCGGGTCAGATAACATATTAATGCAGCGATAAGGCTGCTGTAGGTATTCGAGAGAGTACTGAAGTAGAGTCGGAAGCTCACTACCGGACTATCGTATCTGGTAGGCATCAACACGCGGGATGCCTAAGTTATAGAGTAATTAACTATGGCTGAAGTATCTCCGATGTACACAAGGTTATGGAGTGGATGTGACAGTCCTATCCTTGTTTCATACTAAGCTCTGTGATAGAGTAATTCTTACCAAGCGGGACAGAGCAACTCCCATTTTTATAAATAATATTAGCACATATCATACAAACTAAAGGAGATTACCTATGATAAATACACATAATTTTATGCCTATAGCCAGTTGCGATTCAATAATTCTGGATAATTATCTAGACAAAACAGACTTCACACTTGGAGTACAGGAGGATTATTGCGATGAATTGACTGATGCATATACAAAACTTAAGGAGATGTACTCGTATAACTATGATGAAATGGTTGAAAGCGATTATGATGAAATGTTAAAACTTCATTATTATGAGTGGTTACATAAATATGATGATAGTATATCATAGTGCTATCTCCTAGCGTAAGAGACAAAAGTGCTATAATTACCTCAGGTTGCATTGTGAAAAGTGCGAGATAACTTGTTGGTTGGCTCCGGAGGAAGCTGCCGGGTCTCTTACCTATTTGAGGCTAGGCATTGCCAGTATATTTCCTAAGTTCT